AAGTTTGATGCTCAAAGAATTAAACTTCGTAATGAATTACGTGTTCACTCTTGAGATTTGGTATTCATTTTTCGTCCGAGGACGTTAAGAATCCGTATCTTCGAGTGCCCACACAGATTGTCTGATAAATTGTTAAAGAGCAGGTGCGACGCGGCTTGCAGCTCACCGTCGCGAGGTGGCGTATATTACGCTTTCCTCTTTTTGAGTCAAGCCTTTATTTTCGCTTTCCTCACAGACTTCTTAACGAAGCTTTTCTGACCCGGCGGCCTGTATGCCGTTGTTCCGTGTCAGTGGTGGCGCATTATAGGGAGTTATTAGAGCCTGACAAGACCTAAATGCAAAAAAAAGCTCAACCGTTCACTTTTCAAACAACATTTGAACCAAAAGCCTATTTTCGCCTGGTTTTTAAACAAAAACGAGCCCGTCAGGGCCCGTTTTATTCAAATTTGTGACTTACTGCACTGCCACAATACGATCATCATTGGCTTCAAGGCGAATCACTTTGCCAGGAACCAGTTCACCAGACAGGATTTGCTGCGCCAGTGGGTTTTCGATCTGCTGTTGAATAGCACGTTTTAACGGACGCGCCCCGTAGACCGGATCGTAACCGTTGGCGCTCAACAGTTTCAGCGCCTCGTCGGAGATATGGATTTCATAACCACGTTCTTCCAGACGTTTGTACAGACGCTGCAGCTGGATCTGAGCAATAGAAGCGATGTGTTGTTCACCTAACGGATGGAATACCACAACTTCATCAATACGGTTGATAAATTCCGGACGGAAGTTTTGGCTAACCACACCCAGCACCATCTCTTTCATTCGACCGTAATCCAGTTCGCCAAAGCGCTCCTGAATGAGATCGGAACCGAGGTTAGAAGTCATAATGACCACCGTATTACGGAAGTCGACCGTTCTCCCCTGCCCGTCAGTCAGTCGACCGTCGTCCAGCACCTGCAACAGAATGTTGAATACATCCGGATGCGCTTTTTCCACTTCATCCAACAAGATGACGGAATAAGGGCGACGGCGCACCGCTTCCGTCAAATAACCGCCTTCTTCATAGCCGACATATCCCGGAGGCGCCCCGACCAAACGAGACACGGAGTGTTTCTCCATAAACTCAGACATGTCGATACGCACCATCGCGTCGTCGCTGTCGAACATAAAGTTAGCCAGTGCTTTACACAGTTCGGTTTTACCGACCCCCGTCGGCCCCAGGAACAGGAAGGAACCAATCGGACGGTTCGGATCGGACAGCCCAGCACGGCTACGACGTATGGCGTTCGATACTGCTTCAACGGCTTCATTCTGCCCGATCACACGGCTGTGTAACTCTTGTTCCATACGCAACAGTTTTTCACGTTCGCCTTCCAGCATTCTGGAAACCGGAATACCGGTCCAGCGCGCTAGCACTTCGGCAATTTCCGCATCCGTTACTTTGTTACGTAACAGACGCATGGTTTTACCTTCCGACTGGGTCGCGGCTTCCAGCTGTTTTTCCAGCTCCGGAATTTTGCCGTACTGCAGTTCAGACATTCGCGCCAGGTCGCCAACGCGACGCGCCTGCTCGATGGCAATCTTCGCCTGCTCCAGCTCCGCTTTAATAGTTTGCGTACCAGAGAGCGACGCTTTTTCCGCTTTCCACTCTTCTTCCAGCTCAGAATACTGGCGCTCTTTGTCGTCCAGTTCTTCGTTGAGCATATCGAGACGTTTTTTACTCGCCTCGTCAGACTCTTTCATCAACGCCTGCTGTTCCAGTTTGAGCTGAATAATGCGGCGGTCGAGTCTGTCCAGCTCCTCCGGCTTAGAGTCAATCTGCATACGAATGCTGGATGCAGCTTCATCGATGAGGTCGATAGCTTTATCCGGCAACTGACGGTCGGCGATATAGCGGTGAGATAATGTTGCCGCCGCCACAATCGCCGGGTCAGTGATCTGCACATGGTGGTGCAGCTCGTAACGTTCTTTCAGGCCACGCAGAATAGCGATGGTGTCTTCCACTGAAGGTTCTGCGACAAACACTTTTTGAAAACGACGTTCCAGCGCCGCGTCTTTTTCAATGTACTGACGGTATTCATCCAGCGTGGTGGCGCCCACACAGTGCAGTTCACCACGCGCCAGCGCCGGTTTCAGCATATTCCCGGCGTCCATTGCGCCATCAGCCTTACCTGCGCCAACCATCGTGTGCAGCTCGTCAATAAACAGGATGACGTTGCCTTCCTGTTTCGCCAGATCGTTCAGCACGCCTTTCAGACGCTCTTCAAATTCGCCGCGATATTTCGCCCCCGCCACCAGCGCGCCTATATCCAGCGCCAGTACGCGGCGACCTTTTAAGCCTTCAGGGACTTCACCGTTAATAATGCGCTGCGCCAGTCCTTCAACAATTGCCGTTTTACCGACCCCTGGCTCACCGATTAACACCGGGTTGTTTTTGGTACGACGTTGCAGTACCTGAATGGTACGGCGAATTTCTTCATCACGACCAATTACCGGGTCAAGCTTGCCTTGTTCAGCCCGCTCGGTCAGATCGACGGTATATTTTTTCAAGGCCTGACGTTGGTCTTCAGCCCCTTGATCGTTCACGCTTTCACCTCCGCGCATCTGTTCAATTGCCTGAGTGATATTGGCCGTGGTCGCACCGGCTGATTTCAGCAGATCGGTTAACGTGCCGCGAGACTCAAGCGCCGCCAGAACAAACAGCTCTGACGAAATAAAATTGTCTCCCCGTTTTTGCGCCAGCTTGTCGCAAAGGTTCAGTACGCGTACCAGTTCCGAAGAAGGCTGTACGTCGCCGCCGGTGCCTTCCACCTGCGGTAAACGGCTCAGCGCCTGATCGATAGCGGTGCGCAACTGGCCAGCATTAATGCCGGCGGAGGTTAATAAAGGACGTATCGATCCCCCTTCCTGGTTCAGCAAGGCGCTCATTAAATGAAGAGGTTCGATGAATTGGTTGTCGTGCCCCAGCGCGAGCGACTGGGCATCGGCAAGAGCAAGCTGGAATTTGTTAGTAAGACGATCCAGACGCATAACTCCTCCCATAACAGGTCAAAATTGCTACTGGAGATTAAATGAGGTCATCCCTCAATTATTCAAGGTGAATGACCTGAATTATGTGAAAAGAAAGTTACCCGTACCGGATCGTCTTGATTCTTTAGGTTATATCAGCCAAATAAAACTTGCCATACGACCTGTCGTCTTGTCGCGACGATAAGAGAAGAAAGTCTCACTTTCGCTAAAGGTGCAGCGATCCCCGCCATAGACATGTTCAACGCCGGTATTCGCCAGACGTTGGCGTGCAAGCTGATAAATATCCGCCAGAAATTTTTCCCCGTGCGGCAAAAATGCGCTATCGGCTTGCGCATCTTTTGCTAAAAATGCGTCACGCACTTCCGGCCCCACTTCAAACGCGGTCGGGCCGATCGCCGGACCTAACCAGGCGATGATATTTTCTGGTTTGTCAGCAAAGCAGGTGACAGTTTCCTCCAGTACGCCTTCACATAATCCGCGCCAGCCCGCATGAGCCGCCGCCACTTCTGTTCCCTCACGGTTACAGAATAGCACAGGCAGGCAGTCTGCCGTCATTACCGCGCAGACGGTTCCTGGCGTATTGCTGTAAGACGCATCCGCACGTTTGGAGGCATAAGGTTCTCCGGTAAGCCTCAACACATTTTTACCGTGAACCTGTTCAAGCCAGACAGGTTTCGAAGGCAGATTGCCCGCCGCAAACAGACGCTTGCGGTTCTCTTCAACATGCTCCGGGTTATCGCCGCAATGCGCGCCCAGATTCAGCGAGTCGTAAGGCGGTAAACTCACCCCGCCAATACGGGTAGAACTACAGGCTGCGACGCCTTTCGGCAGCGGCCACTGCGGGACAATCAGTGCATTCATAACCAGTCCACATCATCTTTATGATCTTCAAAATCGGCGCGCATCGCATCGATAAGGTCCACCATATCTTGTGGAATCGGCGCGTGCCACTCCATTTCGATACCCGATACAGGATGGTAGAGACGCAGCATCGTTGCATGAAGCGCCTGGCGGTCAAACTTACGCAGAGTGGAAATAAACTCTTCCGATGCGCCTTTCGGTGGACGTGGACGACCACCGTAGACCTGATCGCCCACTAACGGGTGCGTAATATGCGCCATATGCACGCGGATCTGGTGCGTACGCCCGGTCTCCAGACGCAGCCTAAGACGCGTGTGCACACGGAAATGTTCCATAATGCGGTAGTGGGTCACCGCCGGTTTGCCCATGGGATGCACTGACATATGGGTACGTTTGGTCGGGTGACGACTGATGGGTTCATTCACCGTTCCTCCCGCCGTCATATGTCCGATCGCGACCGCTTCATATTCGCGGGTGATCTCGCGCAGCTGCAAAGACTCCACCAGGCGCGTTTGCGCCGGAACGGTTTTGGCCACCACCATCAGCCCAGTCGTGTCCTTATCCAGACGATGTACAATGCCCGCGCGCGGGACATCCGCAATCGGCGGATAATAATGTAGCAACGCGTTCAGTACCGTACCGTCCGGGTTACCCGCGCCAGGATGTACCACCAGATCGCGTGGTTTGTTGATAACCAGAATATCGTCATCTTCATAAACAATATCTAACGGGATATCCTGCGCTTCAAAACGAATCTCTTCGTCGATCTCCGCATCAATAGCCACCCGCTCGCCACCTAACACTTTTTCTTTTGGCTTATCGCAAAGTTGACCATTGACCAACACGCGCTGATTCAAAATCCATTCTTTTATACGCGAACGTGAATAATCCGGGAACATTTCGGCCAAAGCCTGATCTAAGCGTTGACCGAGTTGGTTTTCGGAGACCGTTGCGGTGAGTTGTACTCGTTGTGCCATATACAGCTTCTTCGTTTAACGTTGGGTTTTACGGCTTTGCCGTTTAATATAGTGTGCTATTGTAGCTGGTCTTAACCGGGAGCAGGAACAGAGAATCTCCCGTAAAACATTTTGAGGAAAGTCAAAACGTCATGACGCGCATGAAATATCTGGTGGCAGCAGCCACGTTGAGCCTGTTTCTGGCGGGTTGCTCGGGTTCAAAGGAAGAGGTGCCCGATAATCCGCCGAATGAAATCTACGCGACTGCTCAGCAAAAGCTGCAGGACGGTAACTGGAAACAGGCAATAACGCAATTGGAAGCGTTAGATAATCGTTATCCATTCGGACCGTATTCTCAGCAGGTGCAGTTGGATCTTATCTACGCCTATTACAAAAACGCCGATTTGCCGCTAGCGCAGGCCGCCATCGATCGTTTTATGCGTCTTAATCCAACGCACCCTAATATTGACTATGTCATGTACATGCGCGGCCTGACGAACATGGCGCTGGATGATAGCGCGCTGCAAGGTTTCTTTGGCGTCGATCGCAGCGATCGCGATCCGCAACATGCGCGGGCGGCGTTCAATGACTTTTCGAAACTGGTACGCAGCTATCCTAATAGCCAGTACACCACCGATGCCACTAAGCGTCTGGTATTCCTGAAAGACCGTCTGGCGAAATATGAATATTCCGTCGCAGAGTACTATACCGCGCGCGGCGCATGGGTTGCGGTCGTAAACCGGGTAGAAGGTATGCTACGCAATTATCCTGATACGCAGGCCACGCGCGATGCGTTGCCGCTGATGGAAAACGCCTATCGTCAGATGCAGCTGAATGCGCAGGCTGACAAAGTCGCGAAAATTATTGCCGCTAACAGCAAAAACACCTGAAGCAATACAAACAAGCAAAACGGCAGCCTTCCGGCTGCCGTTTTTTTATTCGGTATCTGATGCAACAGAAATGATTTCACTGCAACGCATCCAGTCAAATATGGCCTGCTTTCAGCCATTCCTCAAGTAAAAGATCGCTTCTTCCTGCGATGCCTCACAAAAAGTTCGCCTTGACAAAAAGTGACAAAATAATGTGATTTACATCACACATTTTGACATTAAGAACGGTATGCTGGAATCACCAAGACGGGAAAGACAAGAGGTAAAATTTATGACAATGAACATTACCAGTAAACAAATGGAAATTACTCCGGCAATCCGCCAACATGTCGCAGACCGTCTCGCCAAACTGGAAAAATGGCAAACTCACCTGATTAATCCTCATATCATTCTGTCTAAAGAGCCACAGGGCTTTATTGCTGACGCCACCATTAATACACCGAACGGACATCTGGTCGCCAGCGCAAAACACGAAGATATGTACACCGCTATTAATGAATTGATCAACAAGCTGGAACGGCAGCTCAATAAAGTGCAGCACAAAGGCGAAGCCCGTCGTGCCACCGCATCGGTGAAAGATGCCAGCTTCGTCGAAGCAGAAGAAGAGTAGTCCCTTACATTGAGTGTATCGCCAACGCGCCTTCGGGCGCGTTTTATTTCACTGTAGCACACTGAAATAAAAGGATTTATTTCAACCAGCGTCCACATATCGACCACATCGACAACAAAAAACCCCGAATCTGGGGTTTTTTCATATGGAGTCTTAAATGCAAGAGTTAGAAGGAGCACCACTACATCAGTCAAAACTGGCCGGCGTCAGGCTTGCCTGTCCTCCTGAACTTTCAGCTTCAATAAAAGATTACTTCAAAAGTAACGGATTTGACGTTAGTAACTCTGTTTGCTTTTCCAACAATGCACCGGATAGACTTAATCTCATCTTTGAAGTGGCCACTCAGGCAAGGAAGTTAGCAGGGGTTATTATGGGATTACTGAACAGGAACGATGTTGAAATCGAGTTGAATCTTTGCACTCGCGGTGATGAACCGAAAACAGCAAAGGTAAAATTGCGTAGCCTGAAAGATGTTGAGGCTTGCGAACGTCTGATCGATAAGCTGGCATCAGTGGTTGTGAAGCCCAAACAAGACGACCAGTAAACGCAGCAATAGCCCCATTCTCTGGGGCTTTTTTGTATCTGCAAAATATTAAAGAATTTGCGCTCCCCCACCTCTCATATTTAAGACGGCCATCGGAAAACCGTCACAACCATCACGCATCCTGAAATCACACATTAACCACATGATTATTATAAATAAATGTTGTGACGGTAAAACCATCACAAAACGTAACGCAAACCGTCACACCCAATAAATTCAGTGAGTTATAAAACAGATTTGTGATGATCTAAGACCGTCACACTGTGATGCTGTTGTGATGTTTTTGTGATGGTTTTAGTAATGCCTATTTATTATTCAATATCATATAGATAGATACTATTTTTAAATCTTGTGACGTTTGTGACGGTTTTCCGATAGTCCCCCTCAATTTTTGAAAAAATCAGAATTGGTCAGAAATTACCCTGATTTGTTGGTAGTTTTGTATATCTAACTGTTAGTGACTTGAGCACTGGAGCGTCTACGTTAGTGCAGGTATGGCAATGGTTCAGGCTGTGCAAAGTATTTCAGTTCCGCATTCCACTGCCATTCCGCGCCAGAGTACGCCAGTTAAGGCCTGGACACTTACACGCTCTTACGTGATCCCGCTGCGGTCGTTACGTAAAAAGTCACGTAATCGCTGTTAATCCCGCATGTAATCAGGCTCCGATATTTCTCCCCCATAGCCGGCAATCGCACAAAAACTGAAATCCTTGAAATCTGTTTCACACATTTCAGTTGGCGAACCACTGCCAAAGCCCCAGCGCTGGCGCGGTCTGGCGATGTGTTTTGTACGACCGGAAAAACTGAAATCATTCTCAACACGAAAACCGCAGGCGGGTGCGGTGTAGCGCCGTTTTCGTCACTTCCTCCGTTATTTCGTCGCCAACAGACAGCCGCAGCGGCTTGCTGTGCCACTGAAACAAATGAGGTAATGGATGAACGGGGGCAGATATTAACGACTCTGAAAATGCGTCTGACGCGGTCTGAAAGTGGGGATAAAAAAGCCCGCATTATGCGGGCTGAAAAGAGAGAATCAGGCGATGATGTTCTGGTACTTGCTCCGGGTCTGCCCGGCCTTTACTGCTGTCTGGTTGAATGCTCCGGCATTGGTCGGCGTACCAACACTGGGGTGTGAATGGCTCGCGCACTGCTGCGCCAGCTCTGCCAGTAAATCAATGGTGTCCAGCATCATGGTCAGTGTGTTGACGCTCTCACTGCCAATATGGACGGTTGGCCCCATAATTTGCTGACCGCCCGATGCCACCGATTTACGCAATGCGGCAATCTTTTCTGTCAGGGTTCCCCCCACATCAACATTCATGGCACCGGCCACTTTCGTGGACTGCTGCCCGGCGATTTCGGTTTCTTCATTTCCTGTAATACTGGCCAGCCGGTTTCCTTTTACCGCCTGGCTGAAGTCGCCAGCACTGACCTGCTGTATGGCTCCGGCCATCAGCGTGGCGGTACCCAGTACTGTGATTTTATCCGTAGCTTTCACCGTGGTTTCACGGCTGACCAGTTCGCGCCGTTCCGTATCGGCTTTCACCGTCCGCGCCATCGATGTTTCACTGATGGTCTGATCCGTCTGGCGTACCCAGTCTCCTGCCTGTGTCACGCGTTGCGAGACTTCCGCCCGCTGCTGTTGCAGCTGTTCGCCGGGCTTAATGTCCGGCAGACTGGTGCCATCCGGCAGCGTCTGCCTGATAAAGGGCTTATCCGGCCTGCCGCCCGTAAACGCCACCTCTACCAGCGTTCCTTCCGGTGGAAACTGGAACATTCCCGAATCGTTACCGGCCATTGGCACCGGCAGCGGTACGGCGGAATATACCGGCGTCTGGTTGTCCGGGTTGCCGTCCGCGTCAAGCAGCTGCACGTCAACAGCGTACCGTGGCCGGAACGGGTCGGCAAAATTACCGCTTTTTACGGCCTCGCTTGGTGCCACTACCCTGGCCAGTTTGGGCAGGTGAAGACCTGAAGCCAGTTCCGGGTAATGGCTTTCTATCTGACGCTGCGCCGGTGTTTTCTGTAATGGCTGACCTGTGGCGCGGTTCCGTGGTGTCCACGTGATGGTCATTGTGTCATTCGTCAGATGAACTTTGGTCACGCGTTCCCCGTTCACGTCCACGCCCGGACGAAGACTCTGGATCACCGGCAATGTCATGGAATTACCGCCCGCCGTTCCCTGGCTGAACTCTGCCGGGATTTCTACCGGACGTCCGGCAAACAGCGCCTTTTCTGCGCCGCCGACATACAGCGAACCATCCGGCAATGGATACCAGATGTAATCCGTGATACTGAATGCCCTGCCCAGATTATTCAGCAGCTGGTATCCCGTCCCGTTATGGGTGAAATGGGGGATCGGTTTATCACTGTACGGCACATCCGGTACCGCAATGCTGATCCCGCTGTTTTCCTCCAGCCATCCGGCCACATCGCGCAGTGTGGGATGCTGGAATGAGCATGGCCACATCCGTTCAAATACGCCAGCCAGCTCGCGGACGAACAGACGCTGATAACCGTTTTCGGCAGGCTGTGAGCGCTCCACATAGCCGGTAAACCAGCGCAGAAGTAAACCGGAATACCCCACATCCAGCCGCACCAGTTTGCCGGTGTAGTCTGTGGTCGTCTGTGCCGTAATAAAACCACGTCCGCAGTTGTTCAGCTCCAGCACCAGACTGGCGTCAGCCAGGTGTATTTCATCCGTTGAAAGGTAAAGGCGTTTTACTGGTTTCATCATTAACCCAAAGCGTCATTGACGGGCTTCAGCACCCTGCGTTCAAACCACGTCAGTTTTTCTTCATCCTCTCCGGCACTCTGGCCACCGGATTGTCCCGTACTGCTGGCCGTCTGTTTTTTTGCCGTTGTTTTACCGGTTGCCCTGGCTTCCCGCTTCTCCTGTACGCTGACATGTTCCGCCAGGGTGAACGTGACCAGCCAGGCCATTTTCCCGTCCTGCTGCGGTGCATCCAGCATTCCGCTGAATGTGGCCTCACGAAAATTCACCGCTCTGGCCACCTCATGCGCAACGCGGTATTTCATGCGTTTCCCGTCTGCATCGGTGGCGCTGGCCAGTTCAAAAATACGCTTCAGGATCTCCGGGTTTTTAAAGGGTATTTCGCCGCTGATACGCAGCTCTTTGCCCTTTGCCCCCTGCTCTGATTTGGTGGTCGCGCTGGTCTGACCGGACTGGTCTTTATCCTGAAACTGCTGGGAAACGGTCACGCGCATGTTTTTCAGCAGTATGGCCTCACCATTAAGCGCCAGTGTCGGGATCGACGTCATGAATCATGCCCCTTATTCCATCAAGATTTTTTCCGGCCAGCATGATTGCCGCAGTATAAACGGCTGAAGGCTGCGGAATGTCCTTTACCAGCGCCAGAAGGGTGGCGGCGGTGTCGCCACTGGCCGTAAATACCCATGCCCTGGCGCTTTTCCCCTGCAAATCAGCAAGGCCGCTGGCCACATCGTTAATCAGGCTGTCACGCAGTTGCGTAAATTCCCCCAGCTGTTGTTTCAGCCCGTCCAGGCTGAATCCGGCGCCAGCCGCTTTCTGCGCCTCACTGATAGCGGCAGCGGATAACGCTGCCCTGCTGGTCGGAACGGACAGCGGAATGGCAACCGGCAGTCCTGCCCCGGCTTTCGCGGGGATCTGCATTTTCTCAGTAGCCAGTGTCGCCGCAGACTCAGCCAGACGTCTAACCTGGGTGAATGCGGGCGCGGGGAAAACATCCACCAGGCTGTTAAGCCCCTTCATGAAGTTTTCATGGGTCTGTCCCGTTACCATCATGATCACCACATCGGTATTGCCTCCCGTTCCGGCCAGCCTTTCCGCCAGATAATGGATTGCATTGACCGGACTCAGGTATGCCCCGTTATCTGTCTGCTGCCCCAGACCGTGAATCCACGGATGCGCCGGAACGACAGAACAATCCAGCGCAGCCAGAGAATCCGTAAAAGCCAGACGCGCTTCACGCCACATCCGGTACCTCCGGCCAGTCAGGGGAAGCTGTATCCACACGGTTAACCATTACGCTGTAGAGTTCCCATGCTTCAAGCCGTTTAATCTCTTCATCTGTGGCAATTTTTAGTTTTACTGCCCGCGCCAGTGGTGCAATGGCTGATTCAGCCTCAGCAAGGCGGCGAACTTTTTCAGCTTCCGCCTTTTTACGCAGCTCTTCCGGCGAATAAACCCGTTGAACGACTTTACCGTCTTTAAACTGCCAGCCGCCTGAAATATCAGCGCGACGGTTTTCATCCGTATCAGGTAGCTCCGCCACGCTCTGGCCTGCAGGCCATAAACCGGAAATATCGCGCGTGATACACGTAATAACATCGTTATCGTCGTAGGTAATTTTCAACGTGTCTGCTGAAAATAATTGCTGGCATGCATACCAGTCCTGACCATCCTCTGATTGTAGATGCGCCGCACCGGCGAATAATGTGTCGTCTGGTTCCGGTGTATACGGAATGAAATTTTTAATATTTAAAAACTGCTTGTTCTTTTTATTTTTTGCCGCTGTCATAATTATTCCTTCTTATACACTTGGGGCTGTCACCCACGTATCACCAACCAGATACTGAATGGGACGGTAATAAACCTTGTCATCACCACCTTCCATTTCCCAGCTACCGTCAGTATGGAATCCCGTCACCACCTGTCCGCCGCCAAGCTGAAAATCACGCCACAGACCGCCAGAAAGCGCCACAGGGCCGAGCCTGACCGCTTTGACCATATTCGAGTAGAGGTAGCCGCTCAACCAGGCGGCATTACCTCCCCCCCACACGGTGCCTGATACGTCTCCGTTATTGGCGTAGATGGCCCCGCCTGCACGAAGTGTGTTAGCGGTGATATCTCCATTGACCGTAAAGACAATCGAACCATCAGGATTTCGCTGGCTGTACAGATGCCACCCCTGATCGTCGTCCAGTTCAATAACTGTTGGCCTGTTTGCGTCGCCCCATAAATTAAACGTGGCTGTCATTGTCGAATTATTATTGCTCGTCAGTGACAGTTTTTTTGCGTTGCCTGCGCGTACGGCACCATTAGTGAGAACATCTACTGACATGTGCAGCCCGGAATTGTCGATATAACCAACCAGAGCATTATTGGCATAAATCCCCAGAACGCCGTCACTGTGCCACTTAAACCCTGTATCGTTATCGCCGAATACAATCGAATTACCGCCCAGCGCATTATCAGTACCAATGCCTAACGGACCGTTTAGCCTCCCTCCATTAACTGACAGCGCTCCGACATCTTCGGGAGTAGGTTTCATCAGGCTGTTATACAGCGTATATGTCTGACCGCTGGTTGAGTTTCCCGGCTGTACTGATGAATATTCAGGCGTACTGTGTAGCGTGACATTTGCATTACCGGTGTAATCATATTGCGCAATTAACCAGTACGCATACTGGCCGATATTAATATAAATATCGTAGGTGTCGCCTGATGTATTAACCCATGCGACCTCGTTAGCAGCAGAAGGTGAACGCCTCCATAATGTGGCGGTTATTCCAACAGGTGAACCATTACCGGCACGCAGTACCAGTTCACTGATTGCCGCTTGCTCACATGATCCAACGTTATACCCCGAACCTCCATAAAGCTTAATTACCGCTGTTGATGTGGACTGCGGCATTACAACCGTGGCGATTTTGAACCAGCCTGATTCGCCAAGTGTAATGGTGGTCGACGTTACCGCGCCGATAGTTCTCGCAAATTGTTTTTTGTCCGGAATATCGCCGCCATTACTGTTTTTCTCCAGTCGTCCGTTCGCATTATCCATAGCCGCTTTAACCGCTTTCGGCGTTGCGGCCAGCATCTCCGAATCGCTGTTTGTTTCACTGCTTAACTGCACAAACCCTTTTTCGCGGGTTGTGGCGTCCGGATGATTACGGGATTGTTCATGTTTTCTCAGCGCATCGCTGGCCTGCTGCTCATTCAGCGTCCCTTTCGGGCGTAAATCCGTAATATTGCCGTTTTCATCAATACCCGCCACCGCAAACACATAATGCTGTATGTCGTTCTGCACATAATCCGCCAGGTTGTCAGCAACCGTAATACGGGACTGCACACCCCACACGCTGGTAAGCGTTCCTGTCCAGCATACATCCAGCCAGACTTTGACCGGCCTGGTTGTCACGGTAATATTCAAGTTTTCTGCAAGCGTTGTGCGCAGCCCTGCCACATAGCCGGTACCTTTGGTCACATAAAACTGATTCCCGCTTTTCCCGACCAGATAGCCGTCACCAAAAAACGCCGCCGCCCCGAAGATGTCGATATTTTCCAGGCGCTGGCGCTCGTCCATTCCGGCCATACGCGCGGTAAAGTCAATCTGCCAGGTCTCAGCAGGCGTATTAATTCCGGTTTCAGCCTGTGCGCCGTTATATTCCATCAGAAACGAGCGCGTAAGCACGTTCCCCTGTTGCCCTTCAGCTGTTTTAAGTTTTTGCTGTAATGGCGCATGAACAATCATTGCCAGCGTACCGCTGGCCTTATTCAGCAATCCAATCCAGTTAAAGGAAAAATCCCCCACGTCCGCCCCCAGTACGACGGAATGCACCACGGCGTTGTCATTCACCACACCCTTACGGCTGACGGCCTGCCGGTGAACAATCTGTTCAGCCGGTGGCAGGGTTTCATTGCGGTCAACCGGCTGATCCGGATCAAGTCCCGGTACGTTAGCGAACACAAATTCATCCAGCAGGACAGGCTCCCCCGTGGCACCCTGTTGCGCTTTCCACTGTTCAAATGCCAGTGTAATTGTTGTCTGTGACATATAATCCCCTTATAACCCTGCGCTGTACGTCGCGTTGCTGGTTTCCGTACCGCTCAGTGCTGCCGGATAAACCACATATTCCCCCTGATCCCATCCCGCCCGGATAGTCAGCCGTTCGGACGTGATCACTTCAAACTGGTAACGGCGGCATGTCCGCCCGTACTGCCGGATAATCTGGATCATCAACTGCGTGTTAGTCGCAATCTGGCTGTCCGTGACGCGAACCTGAATCACATCCCAGTCAATGCCCGGCTGGCGCTCCATCAGTTCAACGTACCCGATCCCCAGCCGCTCAAAGATACTGATAAATCCCTCAACAGAACCGGCGTCACGCGCATTCACGAAGGCATACGCCACACGCCTGCGGAACAGTTCCAGCGGCTCCCCGTCAAAGCGGGAAATGTCCCGGTCATACGCCAGCAGGTTAAGTAATGCCGGTGTACAGGTCAGCGGATCAAACTGGTTCAGTGGCCACGTCACCCAGCCGTACACCTCCGCCCAGAATCGCCGCGCCGTTTGCAGCAGTTTTCGCGGCTCGCCCCTGTCCATCCAGGAGGGAAGTACCATTCCGGCCAGTTTTTTCATGAACTCATTCATTCTCAATACTCACCACAAGCGATTTCAGGCGCGGCACATTCAGCTCACTGGCAATGTCATCCAGCGAAAAATTCAGCGATTCCGTTACCGGAAAGTTTTTATGGATTTCGCGCCCCAGCTGCGAGAAGGAGAACCGTGAATACGGCCACGTCCTTCTGACGTCATAGTCCGTATTTTCCCGGAAGGCGCACCGGATCAGGTTTTCAATACCGTCCTTCAGGCGCTTCTGTTCATCATCACTGATGTTGTTCAGGTTCCTGACCCAGACAGTGACCGCCAGATCGTGCAGGGTTTCCGGCATGGCATAACACTGCATATCGTCCCCGTGGCCGTGATGCCCCTGCGTGTTGATATAGTCATTCACGGCATCCACAAACGGCGCAGAAGCCACGCCGCTGTCCAGCAATAAATAGGCGTTGGCTGTCCCCGGCCCCCTCGGTGCTTCGTGCTCAAAGAAAATCCGGTCAATGCTCAGTCCGGCAACACCGGCTATCATCGACCGGTACACCGCGTCCGTGTGGTAGTTGCCCACCAGGTTAAACTGGTTACGGCAACGCTCACGCAGCTCATCATCGCTTTCCTCATCCGCGCCCGGTACGGTCAGCCAGTTCTCTTCACTGGCCACATGGCTGATGCCGTCCACGGCCACCGGCAGAATGCGGTAATATCCCGGCGCAAGGTTATATGCGCCGCCCGTTCCCGTTGCCTTTACCGGCAGCAGTGCGCTGGCGGTACCGGAGGCGATCACCACATCTTCCGTGATGGCCAGTTCATACACCCTGCCGTTAATACGTTCTGTCTGTATCACCGTTCCGGCCTTCACCGTCACCACGGCGCTGGCGTCTTCCTTGTAAAAACGGATAACGCCCTGTGCAGCGCTGGCGGGCTTCGGCGTGATATTCACCGCCCATGCCAGCAGCCGTAACATGCTTCCACTGGCCGTGGCCACAAACATATTTGCCAGTACGGTGGAGATCAGAACCTCCTTCAGCCACATCACCGGCGCGGTTACAATGGCCGTGACCAGTCGCCAGAACGGAGACATACGGGAGGTATTCGTGATAATTCCCTCCTCCGTCGCAATGGCATTAAAGCGATCGCGAATCTCTTCTTCCGTCACCGGCATACCGCTGGCTTTCACCACCTCTTCAAAGTCAACCTGTGGCTTTTCCGTCATAAATCCACCTGTACCGATATTCCGCCAAAGTCATAAGTACTGGCCGTGATCCACAACCGTGTCCGGCTTTCTTCACCGATTTCCACCGTCCCCGGAACGATGCGCTCATCATCTTCAATCAGTAATTCCATGCGGGTAAAAATATCTGCCCGCATGGTCGGGCTTCTCTCGGCAATTAATTCCGTCGCCAGACCGCTTTCAATAATGGAATGAATAATGTCCTGCCCGATACTTTTACGGTTATTACATAATTCAGGTTCATTACCGGTATTCAGGACAAAGTCATTTCCCTGAATTAATAAATCAACATACAGGATTTCATTCATACGCCCAGCTCCTGAAACTCCATTAACTGCCCCGGCGTTATCATTTCTTTTGGATAGATATTGACAGTATTAATTTTCCGGCTGTTATCCGTCACAGCCCTTGAGTTATTACTGACAGATTTACTGATACCACCTTTATCAATTCCTTTTAATTCTCCACCAGTAGAAAGCGTATTTGTTGTCAGTGCCGGAGGTGACTCGTTAGCCAGCGAAATATTGACACCGGGTATTTTATTCAACTTTTCTACAATCCAGTTCCATGATTTCAGGAAGCTACCTTTAACGGACTGCCAGATATTATCAAACATGGATACAATACCACCGGCCATCCCGCTTAATGCCTGTGAAGGTGAAAATCCCGTCAGCAGATTAATAAAGCCGTTCCAGCCGTCCTTAATCCATTGCCATGCCGTCGAGAACACACCGGCAAGCCATTCGACAACGCCAGCCACAGCGGTAAACGCTGCCGTATTCATCACCGCCGCCTGTACATCGTCCCAGTGTTTAATCAGCAGATAACACCCTGCTGCCAGCAGGCCAATCGCACCAATAACCAGCAGAACCGGCCAGCTCATCAGATTTATGCCAATTCCGGCCATAATTGCCGCCATACGAACCGCAAGAAGCGTACCACGCAGAAATTTAAGCGTCAGATTCCATGCCGCTACAGCTTTTGAGGCAATCCAGACGGTGGCGGTGTATATCTTCGTGACTGAAGTCAGTGTCTTCCAGAGAGCAATCGCGCCCAGCTTGATAAGTTTTGAGACGCCCAGAACGATGTTAGCTATTGCGCCGGCGGCAGCAAACCCCAACAACGCCATAGCCGCATAACCGATAACACGCGCAATGTTGGGAAATAGCTGCATCCAGCGGGCAAAGGTCTGTCCCATATCAGCCAGGCGGTTCAGCACCGGATACAGGACGGGGATCAACGTCAGTCCAATGACGGTCTGAACAGACTTAAGGATCTGTACAAAGCGATCCCACGGTTTCACCAGTTTGCCGGCCATCTCCTGTGTACGCTTCAGCCCGTCAGAACCGCCCAGCTCAGTGATGTTACGTTGCAGTAAGGCCACATTGCCGTACAGGTGTTTCACCACCGCCGAACTGTCACCAAATGCCGCATCCAGCTCCGCCTGTGCTTTCAGGTTCCCTTCCAGGCTTTTGCCATACTTGCCCTGTAACTTGATCAGCATTTCAGGCATGGACAGCATTTTGCCGGTGGCATCCGTAAAGGACAGCCCCAGCTTTTTACCGCCCTCAATGGCTCCGGTCATGAAGCCTTCGTAAGCGCTGCTGGCTTCCGTTCCCAGCGTGCGGTTAAGCTGCCCCAGTACGGCCAGCTGTTCATCCAGTCCGACGCCGTAGTTGGTACCAACGCCCCGCGCCCCTTCCATCAGGTCTTTGATAGTGCCCATTTCGGTACCGAAGACCTTGCGCATATACACCATTTTTCCGGCCAACTGCTCAGCGAACTGAACCTTGCCCAGACGCTCCGCATCAGCGGAAAAGTTACCGAACATCTGCCCCATAAATTCCGCCGTTTCGGCAGATGTGGATCTCAGGGCAAATGCCAGGGTATTAGCAACTTTTGTCACTTTCGGCAGCTCATTACCGGCGAGGCCGGCAATGGAGGCATTAATATTTTCTGTGGACTTAACAAACTCCACCGCGCTGGCACCGTAGGTCATACTGAACCGCAGCGCATCACGCTGGACAGCCTTTAAAGCCTGATCATCAATCCCTTTTGCCGCAGCGTCATTCAGTGCGTCATACATCTCAATAGCCGGCGATAACGCCCCTTTGATGGCCATCCCTGTGCCGGCTAAAGCCAGCGCACCGCCCCCAATCTGCGTAAAGGCCGCTTTCGATTTTTCCGCAAAGCCTGTGACACTGCTCTGCACCTGCTTTAACGGGCGCGTCAGTTTATCAATCAGGCTTAATGTAAAATCTAACTGTTTCATCCTGAACCTTTAAATGCGGTGCTTATTCCGTTAGCAACCGCTATGCGCGTATTTTCCCAGTGGCGATTATCCAGCCAGATAGCGGCGGAAATATCATCCACGGAATCCTGACCGTGCGGTAAATAATGACGCCGTAAAATCAGATATTGTTCGAGTCCGTTCTGTTCGATTGACCGGACTCGCTTTGTCAGTTTTTTACTTCAATTTCCAGCTCTGGCGCATAAAGCTCATTGATTTTACCTGCAAGTTGAAGCGCTGCCCCCGGACGCTTCAGAATATCTTCCAGCGCTTCTTTACACTCTGGTACAACAATACGCATAAGATAACTATGGGCTGGAGCCACTTTATTATCCATTGCCATTTCATTGATGAATTTATTATAAGCCGTCTGATTTGGTTCAAACGTAATTTCTTTCTTACATACAATCAGATTAATTTTTTCCATAAATAATATTCTCTCTTAAATTAATTTCATCAACCAGCGTGTTATGACGTGCAGCACACTGCCCGTATAACTCCAGATAAAGTGTCAGTAATTCCGCCGCATCTTTTCCCTGCGTGCCATTCAGGCGCGGCAGCTGCGTGGCACATTTAGTTTTCAGGTTTTCCTGATAACGTAAGTTCGGTACTGGTGACGGCGTCGTTGTACATGCGGACAAAGTCATCAGACAGGCACACGTTAGTAAACACCGGTTTAACCACCTCCGTACGAATTTCACGCGGCGGCGCATTTTTCAAAGCCTCCAGTTGTTCTTCCAGTTTTCGCCCGGATTCACTGGCCACGCTCGCCAGCGTTTCCCCGGTAGCGCTGGCTGACCGGCTGATGGCCAGATCGATACTGTCACGCTGCCAGTTAGCCGCCTTCCAGCCTGCCCAGAAGGCCAGAACAACCGTCACAAGCCAGCCCGCCACCACACGATCCATCAGCGAACCCCATCATGTTCCAGACTGAAATGATTGCCGTCCGGCCTGGATTTGAAGCGCCCGCCCCAGCTGCCGCCCAGTGACTCCCAGTATTCGCCCAGCGGCAGGTAATCCTCTGTGCGGGTCTGGTACTGGCCGTTAACAAACAGGTTAAAATCCACCGCCAGACGCCGGGTATGCAGACTGTTGGTAATACCGCTACCCTTTTTAGCGTTCAGCGCCGCCTGTTCCGGCGTGCGGTAAGCCTCCCCGAACGTCAGCCGGTAGCCGTGTTCTTCTGCCCAGTGGATCAGATTTGCCACCATAATGGTAAACAACTGTTGTTTTTCGCTCAGTGTCACTTTGTCACCCCCTTGCCCAAAATTCCGGCAAATCCACGTTTACGTAACCATGCTTCCACCACGTTTTGTCCCAGAATCCCCAGACCAGAACCAAATCCCAGCAATGCCAGCGGATGAATATTTGGTACAAAGTAAAGAGCAACGCCGGCAATAACAGATAACCCGGCCCCGACAATGACACGGCCGGCCACCAGACGAAGGGTAATCGGCTCGTCACTGTTAAGTAGTTTCCCCAGTGCAATCAGCCCCCCCATAACCACAAGGGCAATAAATCCCTTTTCATAGTCCTGCATCCCTGCTGCCCCTTATCCAATCAGGTTTTCCGTGGCCTCCGCTTCCAGATACGGAACGCCGTTGATGTTGACGAACTTCGGACTGGTCACGAAGTATTTAATTTTATGCGTGGACACGCTGCTGCCCTTCGGATCAACATCCAGTACACTATTGAGCTGGAGCTTATTACCGAAGGTTTCCACCTTCATTTCTTCGCTGCCGGCTTTGGCGTAAAAAAGGAAGTCCACAGGGGGAATGCCCCGCCATGAACCGGCTGAACGGGCTTTGGCCGTCAGTACCTGAAGCACTTTTGAACTGACTTCAATTTCACCCTCTGCGGCCACATCGCCGTCGACATAGCCATCAGGTACACCGCGTGTCTGAGCTGCGGCGCTGTTGTCGGTGATATCCAGCGAAATCTTTTCAATATGGATCAGGTCGCCGTCCACGTAGACGTCAAAGGACATCCCTGAAATACGTTTGGTCATGCGCTGGCCTCCAGACTCGCATCCAGTAACAGACTGATGGTGATTTGCAGTGGTACTTCATACGTACGCACCACAATGTAGATATCCACCGCCTTTTTGTTCTTCCAGACAATGGTCACGTCACCGTCCTGCGGTGGCTTCACTTCGCCCGGAAATGACACACCGTTAATGCTGGCCGCCGTGGACATTTCACGCAGCGGACGGGCAAACAGCGTCTGGTGTGCGGCAATGCTTCCCGGTGTACTGTTCAGGGAGCGATCGGCAATCTTACCGATAGCCAGCAGACGGACACGACGGGCGGCCTTGTCCACAATACGCAGCGTCTCAATGGACTGATAATCACCTCCTTCCACATCCAGCGTGCGACCGTCAGCCCAGTAAAAGCCGTCATAATCCGGATACCACATCGGCACGCTGTAGCGCTGCGCTTCCAGCGCTTTAAGGGTGGCCAGCTCCAGTGTTTTCCCGGTGCCATCTTCCGGCAGTTCATCGCTGCCCAGATTCAGTAACGGCCCGGTTTTTACCCGCGCCGGACTGTCAGCGATGGTAACAGCGCGATTACAGAGGCGACCGGCCAGAACACCCGGTTCATTCCCCCAGAGACGCGGAACCAGCTGCACCGCTTTTTCAGCAATACCCTGCTGAAGAGTGGACAGACGTTTCAGATAATCCGCCTGTGATTCATCCTCCTGCATACCCTGTACGGCCAGAATGAACCACACCCAGCGACCGTATTTTGCAATCAGTTCGGATCGCAACGTTGCCGCCTGGTTAATCTGCTCTTTTGCAGCCACATCATCCGACAGCACCACGCCTTCCACCGAGCAGGAAACCTGTGCAGCTTTGACGGCATCAACCCACGCCCCTGACTCACTGTCAGCGGCCAGCACATGGATGAACCCCCACCAGTTCTGCCCGGCGTTCGCCAGTGCAGCCAGTACATCACTTTTTAACGGACTGTTTCCCTCACCCAGTAGCGCGTTAAAGTCACTCTGTGCATTAACAACCAGAGTTTTTCCCACATTTTTGGTACCCGTACCGATAAACAGCAACGTGCGTTCCACCTCTTTGGTTTCACCCAGTAACTGGTTTACCTGGTTAACGGTTACGATTGGCCAGGTCATGCTCTCCCCCTGATATCCTGCGCGTTAACATCCCAGCCGAACCCGATAGCCTGAAGCTGTCGTGCCAGCGCTCTGTTAAAATCATCCTGACCTATCCCCAGAAACGCCCTGGCAGATAAATCAATCTGCCAGGATGTTTTGACCGGTTTGTCCTCCAGTATCCGGATAAGCAAACCTGCCTGTCTGGCGGTCATTTTTTCCTGTATTTCCTTATAACCGGGCTTACGCCAGCGCTTGCCGCGCCTGACTTTATACCCGGCCTTACGCAGACGTTTCGCCTGTCGCAGTGATGCAGGTTTATCCCCCTGCTCACGGCCTTCCACCTGCCTGCGGTTGACGGTTACGCTCATGCCATTCTGCTGGACATAACCCACCACGCCGGCAGGCAGATTTCCCTTCGCATTCCGGTAATGGCCACCGGCCAGATACAACCTGACGGAATCCGTTTCCGGCATTTCACGGATGCGGATAAGTTTCGGCATATTGCGCAACATTTTGCCTTTACGCCGGGTCTGTCTCCCCTGCCACTTATCCCCCTCCGGTGACTGCTGGTTGCGCACATTGCGCTTTGCTGCGGTTTCCACGCCGTATTTCGCCATGCGCCACAACAGCCGGCGACGTTTGGCAGGAGGCAAATCCAGTTTTTTCAGCGCCTCCTGTAGCTGGCGGAACTGTTCCTGGTTCAGTTCGCCATTTATCATTCCTCCCCCTCATTGACGGGGATCACCGTCACCTCATCCGCCGTCCAGACTTCGGGGTTTGCCAGCTTCCAGCGCTGGCCATCAAACGGGATCTGACCTTTGGGATCGGGGATCAGATTCAGTTCCTCCACCATTGGCAACGTCACCACCATAATGGCGGTTTCCTGGTCGATGGTTTCGATATCAAATTCCGGTAGTTCGGCATCAATGCCGGTTTCCTCAAAGAGCGCCCGCTCATCCTGACAAAGCCACGACATAAATAACGCCATCAGAATTTTGGGATCGTACTCACGGTAGGGATAACGCTCCCACGTCAGCACGGCGTTATAACGAATGATGGCAATGCGATACTGCCCCAGCCCGGTGTCACGCTGTGCCGGGATGAATGCGATTTCATCCATCTGGCTGTCAAATCCCTGCATTGCCCGTCTGGGCATGTTCGCAATGAGAAAATCCGTTAATTCGGTAAGCTGGCTCATATCATGGCCACCGTGATGCGTTTCAGCCCTTTGATACGCCGTACCGCCAGCGTGGATTCCGCTATCAGACTGGAGCGGGTTTCATCGCTTTCCTGCCCCGGATGGCTTTCACGGCGACCAACAGACGCAAATTCGCCCATCAGGTCAGCTTTGGCGCGGGCAAAAACAGCCTTGCGGTAACGGGCGCACAACAGATTTTCACCGTCAATCTCAACGCCCGGAACGTCCGCCGCGCTTGCATGGCCACTGAGGCGACAATCTGCCACTACCCTGACCAGATCATCATTGATTTCACCGGCTGCGGTCAGCAGCGCCTGACGGATGGTGGCTGCGTCGATATCGGCAGGAATAGCACGCTGGGACTGAAAATCCTTCACGCTCAGGTCTGGCCAGAAGCCATCATTCGTCAGAATGGCATCATCAAAATCAATTGCAGTTCCGCTGAACATCCTGTTCCTCCGGAAAAAAGCGGGCTGGCCGGTTTCCACGGGCGATACGCTAATGCGATCCCCTCCACCGCGCCCGCTTTCGGGTCGGTAGTCTTATTCGCCGCTTACTGCGGCCTGAATCTCGCCTTCTTCAAACCACGAATCAACCGCACGGCCATCAGCAGCCTGATAGTGGATCAGATACTGATTGCAGCAGTGGGTGTATTCTGCACGGGCTTTCACATGCCCTTTCTCACCGCTGACAGAAATCTTCACTGCTTGCCCAAGCGAATGTTTAAACCCCATTTTTGAACTCTCCGATGACTATTTTTCAAGCGCCCGCAGACGGGCAGCAATACGCTGCAACATCGTGCCAACGCCACATTTAGGGTCGAATCCCTTCGCCTGCTCCAGCAAATCCTTCGCCCGGAGCAATACATCCCTGTCTTCCGTTGCCGCTGCGCGTGGCTCTCCGTTCTCATCGCGTAGCAGGTGCAGACCGGCAAATTTCACATATTTGGCCTTGATGAACTCATACACATTCCAGTGCTGCATAACGTTTCCCAGCGTGCGGCTGAAATACGGCTCCACATCCTGCCCCTGTGCGGCTTCCGTCTCCGCCCAGGCCAGTACCGTATCGGCCACAAACACCGGGAACGCACTGCCGAACGCGGCCGGGGTTTCCTGCCCCCGTTCGATGGCCACATCCGCCCAGTCCAGCGCCTGATCGAACTGGCCAGTATCAAACAGCCAGATGACACACCAGGCAAAAACGGGATTCTGATGCATGCTGTCACTTTCCAGCCAGGTTTGTGCGGTCGGCATCCAGCGGGGCAACAGCACATCACGCTTGAACTCCATGCGCTCCGCACGGTTGCTAATCGCTGCGGCCGCTGCCACATCCTTTTCCAGTGCCGCAATCTGGACGTGCAGACTGGTTTCACTGTCGAGAGATTGTTGCTGACGCAGCAGCCGTTCTGCTGCAATACGCGCGCTGTGTCGCTGTGCCGGTGACAACTGCATCATTTCCCCCGTTATGCGCCTGCTGACGGTGCAGCCGTTGCCCCAATCGTTACCGCGCTTTCGTCAAATGCGGCATACAGTTCCGGATATTCCACGGCATAGCCTTCATTACGCAGGTATTTGTTTTCATACTGCTTGCGATCTTCCACAAACTCCGCTTTACGCTGACGCGTACCGCGCTGGGTGTAGATATGCAGGTTAGGCAGTGTGGTAACAATCATGCGCTTGCCTGGCATAAACGGCGGAACATAAGCCGTACGGCCGGCGATACTGTCAGACAGCAGCTGTGCCGCAATCTTTTCAGTGGGTTTATCAGCTTTCTGATACAGACGGAACGACTCCGCCGCCACCAGGTCAGCACCTACCAGAACCACCAGACGCGGATCATTACGGTACTGTGCCGGAATTTTGGCATTGATAAGATCGGATGCCATCGCATCCAGCGACACGTAATCACCTTTACCGTCACCGTCCAGCACAACCTTATCAGTGATGATCTGCTGGCCGTCCTTCCACTCTTTAACGATTTGATGCCAGCCCTTGTTCACATCCTCGCCGTTCGGGTTGGTTTCCGCATTTGTGGTTTCTGCCACTTTGGTACCATTAAACCCGATACGCAGCATATCCAGCGCAAACGCCTGATTGGTGAACTCCTGGACGCGCTGGAAAAACTCGTTTTCATCGCCGGCATTCGCCCAGACAGAAAGCAACTGCCAGGTCAGTGCGGCACACGAATCTGTTTCGACCAGCCTGTAATCATTCCCGCTGACGCCCACTTTTTTACGGAAACGGCCATCCAGCACACGCCCGGTATACAGGCCAGAACTGCCAACCGGAACCACCTGCCCCTGTAACTGATCCACATCAGCAACCGTCAACAGATTCAGGAAAGATGACTCCTCCAGCAGCGCATTACGCATCTGGGTTTCTTTCGGATCTGACAGCGCAAACCAGCGGTCGCCATCGGTCGCACCGTAGGATTCACGCAGACCATTGTGGTACTGGCGCAGAAACTCACGGGCTTTCGCATTTAATTGCATATTCTTTTTCCTTAAAGAAAAGTTGTGTTATCCCTTACAGGAAATTGAAGCCTTTTTTGCCCTTGCTGAATTTTTTATCCGGCAACTGGGTAACTTTGCTGTTCAGTTTGCTGAAGTTTTTCACCAGCTCCGGCAGATTGCCCACCAGGCGCGCAAAATCTTCGGTATCCACCACTTCCTTAACGGTGTCCACATCTTCCTGGACATCAGATACCGCTTCTTCCGCCTCACCCAAACGGGTTTCAATGGCAGATACACGCTTATCAATCGCATCCAGCGCTTCAGCGAGCGCCTGTAAAGCATCAGGCTGTGATGTTTCCTGCTCCGCGGTCGCTTCTGGTTCTTCAATACTGAAAAAATGGCGCCAGCCCTTTTTCGCGGTCTTTGACATTCCCTTTTCCTTTTTAAATTCCCTGACTTCATCAAACGCCAGCGGCTTATACGGGCCGATGCGTTTTCCTTTGGTGCGGCTGAAACGTAGCCGTGTGGTGCTCACTCCTGCCGGGCTGTCAGTGACTGCCAGCCCTTCCAGATAGGTTTTACCGGTGTTCCGGAAATTACCGTCCGGTGTGAATTCCGGCGACAAAAATAAAAGTTGCCCGTTGGCGTTCGCCTGAAGTAACGAAATACCAGGACATAAACGAGCATATAAACGCAAAATACCTTCATCATCACGTTCAGCTTTTAATTCCAGCACCTCCCCCATATTCCCGAAATTACGGGAATGCTCCGGCCATAACAGCGCCGTATACAAAGAGGGGTCGTATAACTCAGCGGCATCCAGTAGCCATTGCTCTTCAATAGCCCGCTTATCAACCGTTTCACCCGCAGTAGCGATACAAATCCAGTTTGTTGCCAGTTGTGAAGCTGACATATTGCCTCCCTTCCTGCTGCGGTTTTCAGTATCGCCAATAAAATTAGCTTCCGCATTCACTTCATTCCGGAATAATTCGGTTATGTCGCTTATCCGTATATCCACGAAATTATTTTCAAAAAAGAAAACCAAATTGCTGAATAATTCATACATACCACTGCTTCCGGATTTAACCGAAAAGACAGTACTGACATAAAGGCAAGGAAGCCAATGGCGAAATACAGTGAAGAATTAAAAGGCGTTGCACGGGCACTCTATTTAAAACGATATACTCCGCAGGAAATTGCCGATGAACTTAATCTGCCTAACAGACGTATCGTCTATTACTGGGCGGAGAAATATTGCTGGGCGGAATTACTCAGTCATGAATCAACAGAAGACGCATTAAACCGCCGTATTCAGTCACTGACATTACGTGAAGGGAAATCGGAACTGGAGCTGCGGGAGCTGGACAGCCTCGTTTCTCACCTGGTGAAACTCCGTGCACAGCATAATAAGCATCAGGAAAAGCTGGCAGAAATTAAACACAGTGAAAGTGATGCGCCGGCGTCCCGCCAGTCCTGTGGCGACGAAAAGCACCGAAAACGCGGCAAATACAAAAAGAACGATATCAGCCACTTAACCCAGGAGGATTTTGACCGTTTCGCGCTGGAGCACCTTTTCGGCTACCAGAAACACCTTCGCGACAATCTTCATCAGCAAATCAGGAACATCCTGAAAAGCCGCCAGATTGGCGCAACCTGGTATTTCTCAATAGAAGCGTTTGAGAATGCGGTTATGACAGGTGATCCACAAATCTTCCTGTCCGCCTCAAAAGCCCAGGCTGAAGTATTCCGCAGCTATATCGTCAACATTGCGGAGCAGTATTTCGGCGTGGAGCTGACCGGCAACCCCATCCGTTTGTCCAACGGCGCGGAGCTGCGCTTCCTGTCAACCAACAAGAACACCGCCCAGTCATACAGTGGCCATCTGTACTGTGATGAATATTTCTGGGTACCCAACTTTGCAAAGTTAAACGAAGTGGCCAGCGCAATGGCCACACACGACAAATGGCGCACCACTTACTTTTCCACACCCAGCAGCAAAACACACCAGGCATACCCGTTCTGGACAGGCGAAGAGTGGAAGCGCGGCGACAAAAAACGCGCACGCGTGGCGTTCCCAACAGAGAAGGAGCTGCGTGACGGCGGACGGTTATGTCCTGATGGCCAGTGGCGCTACATCATCACGCTGGAAGACGCGATCGCAGGCGGGTTTAACCTGGCCAGCATCGATAAGCTGCGCAACCGCTACAACCGCGACACCTTCAACATGCTGTACATGTGCGTGTTCGTGGACAGCAAGGACAGCGTATTTTCGTTCTCCCACGTCGAACGTTGCTGTGTTGATCCGGATATCTGGGAGGATCATGACGAAAACCTGCCACGGCCATTCGGCAATCGTGAAGTGTGGGCAGGCTATGACCCTGCACGCAGCGGGGACACATCCACCTTCGTGATTATCGCGCCGCCGATCGTGGCGGGCGAAAAATTTCGCGTGCTGCGCGTATTCCACTGGCAGGGAATGAACTGGAAATGGCAGGCGGCACAAATTAAGAAGCTGTTTGGCCAGTACAACATGACCTACATCGGCATTGATATCACCGGGCTGGGGAGTGGTGTCTTTGAGGATGTGCAGCATTTTGCCATGCGTCAGGCGGTGGCTATCCGCTACGGCGTGGAAACGAAAAACCGCCTGGTGATGAAGATGATCGACGTTATCGAAGACAACCGCGTGGAATGGGATAAGGAGAAGACGGAAATCGCTGCCAGCTTTATGACCATCCGCAGAACGTCCACGGCCAGCGGTAACGCCATGACATTTGTCGCCGACCGCACAGCTGAAACCGGCCACGCTGACAGCTTCTGGGCTATCGCCCATGCCATTGACAACGAACCATTAAACTTTGAAAACCAGCGAAAATCACGCTGGGGCAACTTAGGGAAAGCAGCATGAAAAAACGGAAATACAGGGAACGCCGCACCGTTACCAGACCGCGCCATATGAGCCTTATCACGCTGGGTAAGCCAGAACCCATTCTGACGACCGGCACGAACTATACAGACGTCTGGTATGACAATGAAGCGGAACACTGGACGCTCCCGATTGACCGGCTGGCGCTGGCGCAACTGGTAAACCTGAACGCGCAGCACGGTGGCGTGCTGTATGCCCGCCGCAATATGGTGACAGCAAATTATGATGGCGGCGGCCTGACGCATGAGCAACTGGGCGCGGCCGTGTTTGACTGGCTGACGTTCGGTGATGTGGCCATTCTCAAGGTACGTAACGGCTGGGGGGATGTAATCGCACTTTACCCGCTGCCGGCACTCTATACCCGCCAGCGTAAGACCGGGGAATTTGTTGTACTTCAGCAGGGTGAACCGGTAATTTATCCGCCTGAAGATATTATTTTTCTCAGGCAGTACGACCCGCAACAGGCCATTTATGGTCTTCCGGATTACATCAGCGGCATCCACTCCGCCATGCTCAACGGTGAAGCCACGATTTTTCGTCGGCGTTACTACCACAACGGTGGTCACACGGGCGGCATGATTTATTGCAACGACCCGAATATGACCGACGAAGTGGAAGAAGAAATCATTCAGAAGCTGGAGCAGTCGAAGGGGATCGGGAACTTCAGCACCATGTTTGTGAACATCCCCAAAGGCGATCCGGATGGCATCAAATTTATCCCGATTGGCGATATCAGCGCCAAAGATGAGTTTCAGAACATCAAAAGCATCAGCGCCCAGGACGTGCTGACCGCGCATCGTTTTCCGGCAGGTCTGGCAGGGATTATCCCCACCAACGGAGCTATAATGGGCGATATTGAAAAAGCGGCTAAAACATACCGTAAAGCGGAGATTTTACCCATTCAGCGTATGTTCAGCGCCGCAGTGGCGCAGGAAAGTGATGTACCGCCCCACCTGTACCTTAATTTCCTGAAAGACAGTGAGCTGGAAGGTGATTAATGTCCAGAAAAAGGCTAAAATATCAGCGTTTTCAGATTAACGGAGCGAGGGATATGCGGGTACTGAAAGTAAAATGTCCGGAGTGCGGGGCAAAAGCGGTTATCAGAAAAACCAATCCCAAACACCCCCATATTTCAGATATTTATTGCGCCTGTACGGATGTGGAGTGCGGACATACATTTGTACTGAATCTGACATTCTCCCACACACTCAGCCCCAGTGCGAAGACAGGCGATATGATGTTACAGACCATCATTAATTCATTCTCACCAGAACAGAAGCAAATGACGCTGGATTTATTAAAAGCCAGTCTGGCCGCATAACACATGGCACCGCACACGGTGCCTTTTTTATTTCTCTCGACCAAATATCCAGCACCGGAAGGTCTCAGGCATTCTGGACATATCCCCTTTACCGCGATTATGACGCTCACTTACTGCGCTGCGTGTGGTTCCCTGCCTGATGAAACGGCGTTCATTACCGTTTTTAAGCAGCTTTTTGATTTCCGTTAAGGTAAAAGGTATGCGCTGCCGGTGTGCAGCGGCGACTTCCTCCATGTGGTTAAAATTAACCGCTATTTCATTCTCATCAGACGAATGATTGATGCCATAAGGTGCCAGTTCATCCAGGTAATCAAACAACTCCCAGAACTCCTGAACCATAGGATGATCCTTTTTAAGTGCCTGGCAGCGTTCCACGGCCAGTGCAGTGATAGCCGCACGGGTTTTTTCTATGCGCTCAACCGGCAACGTTACAACAATCGCGAGCGCATCCAGCAGACCAGCCAGCTGCGCGTGATTTTTTGCAATACGAATATGGCGAATATCCGCATCAGACTCCAGTTCATTACGGGCGCGTTCGTAACTCCTGCTGAACGTATCCATAATTTCTTTTTCACGCATGGCCGCCAGTAACGTGAATCCGGACACCCGACTGACAGGGATTTGTTCAAGCCGCTCTGCGGCATGTCGCGTCTGAATGGACTGGCCACGTTTGTCAGTGTAGATATGGATAATACGCTCCAGAAACGCCTTACTGCCGTCTGTATCTGCGTTCTGTGCGATAACGATACTTCCCCTGAATGGCGGTTCATATGTCTCGTTATTGTTGGATTTGATGCCTACTGCGCGGGATGCCCGACCATTATACAGTGATTTCAGTTCATCCCAGTCAAAAGCACGCTGTTTCGCGTTGTCCGTGGTGCGATCACCTTCAATTAGCACCACCGGCAGGTTACTTACCTGAGCAAAGTTACGCCCGCGCGCTGCGGCCGTCGATTTAGATGGATCAAAACCTTCATATTCTTCACGGCCAGCGAGTTTCCAAAGGAACTCAATAAGCGTTGATTTACCCGTTCCGGGTTCGCCGACAATCTCCAGAAACGGAAATGACTTGTCACGTTCGCGGATTTGTTCAGCAAAGAGTGACCCCAGCCAGAACGCCAGCGCCACATATCCTTTTTCACCGAACGCCGTCCAGATATCGTCAATCCAGCCTGTGGTAAATTCATTCAGCTTTGGATTCAGATCCAGTACAGGCGTAAGACTCAGGCTTTTTACGCTTGCATGGTTAATTTCGAAATAATCCTCGTCATTCATTTCATACAGCCGGCCATCGCAAACGGCCACACGATTAAACAACCACGCTGAATAATCCTTGTTGTAACCAATAAAATTCTGCGTTTTAACCTCTTTGATTTCGGGAAGACGCATCTGAATAAACTTATCCAGCTGTTTGGTACTCCCGGTATACACAGCCCCTTTGGCAATATGCAACAACCGCTTTTTAAACTCGGCGGAGCTGGTAAGCTGATTTGCTGTGAAGGTGTCTTTCACAGCCGGTCTGTCTGGCATATTCACCTTCACATAATACCAGGACTCGTCCGTGGGTTCAGAACGCTGGAAATACAGGGGAGTCAGCCAGCAGTTGGCAATTTCCGTGACACATCCGGACTCTTTAACAGCTTTTTCTCTGGCCTCCCATTCCTGTATGACTTCGGTTCCGGTATTGGTAATACGATCCAGTGCGCGTGTGTACCGGTCAAGATCCAGCTCAAACCAGTACATACGTGAGCCATACTCAAAATAAAACGAATGCCATTCATTATGTTGATGCATAAGAAGGGCTTTTTCAGTCGGGCTTTTCGCCAGCAGGAGATCGCCATAATAGCGGTAATTTTTTATGTCTGATTTACTGAAACGGTCACGTAGCAGCAAATCATTCCAGTCCAGGCAAGACGATGATTTCACCGGCTGCGCGGCGCGCGTTTTCCAGCCGGCGGCATCACTGCGCGCAGCAAAAGCCAGTGTGTGTTTTGTACCGGCCTTATCACCATCAAACGCCCATACAAGGCGCGGGCGTGGTTTTTCACCCAATTCTTTGGCCAGTGTATCCAGCGCGGCCAGCGGATAATTATTGCTGCTCAGTGTTGCCACCGCAGGTAAGCCAGCCTGACAAAGACTCAGTGCATTGAAAATGCCCTCGGTGATCCAGATTTCGTTCACTTCCAGCAGGTTAATAAAAGGCGGTACCCACCAGTGACCAACATAGCTTCCTTTGATATTCGCTTTTTGTTTTCCGAAGCGCTGCGGCTGGTCAATGATACGCTCCCACATGGCACCACATGACAACTTAAACCGGACAGTGGCAGACCCCATACCATCCTTCACAAATGCGCCCTGGGTAAAACTGCCTTTCAGTGGTTCCGTATTCAGCCCTCTGGCCTCACGCAGATAGGCTTCTGCCGCCGCATGTGGGGTTTCGGGCGTGTCCTGATAACGCTTAGACCAGTCTTCAAAAATATCTGAATACAGCTCTTTAACAACGACCTGATGACCGCAGTTATTTTCGCGGCCACATTTCAGAATCCAGGGTTTCTCAATACTGGTAAATAACTCACGTTTATGACAGGCAGGGCATATGCCCTGCTGCAAATATTTATCTTTTTCTTTAAATTCAAAGTCACGGACAAGGCGGCGCACAACGTCACGTTGTATCGTAGCGTTCATATATAATCCAGATATGAATAGTGGAAGAAAGGCAAAAATTATATTTTATACTGTTTATTATATCGCTCATGCGTCATTAATTCCCAGCTCCTGCCCTTATTCTTACTAAGCAGACGCCAGCGATAGGATACATGAACAGAAAAATAATGATTCGGCTTAATAACCTGATAAACCTTTTTGCCGTTGTAATATTCTGTCAGTACTGAAAATGCCTTGTTAATGACACTTTCACTCGCATGAGAGGTCACTATCAGCATAATTATTTCACACTGGCTATTTTCATGAGGTACGTCCAGACATAAGAAACAATTTTTGCCTGATGGATAGCATCATATAAAGCGTGATGTTTGACGCCTTCAAACTTAATAATATTATTAATATTCAGTCCCAAAGCTTTAGCCAGTGCACTTACTGTTCTTACATCACGATCATTCCAGTAATTCCACATCGGGCTTAACAAGCCGACCTTATTTGCAGCATGACGAAGAATAACGTTGTCGAATGACGCTCCATTACCCCAGACCTGTAAATGATGTGCATCAGTGAGTTCACAGATAAAATGGAAAAGGTCAGATATGGCGGTATCCAGCGGACAATTCGCATCATTAATAATCTCGCTCTTTGCTTCGATGGACTGACGCAGCCACCACAACACTGTATCTGCGCCCATCGTGCAGTCGTAATCAACGCTACTTGTAAGACTGATACGACGATAGAATGTTTCCCCCATTTCACCCGTTTCCGGATTAAACAGAACAGCACCGATAGCAGTAATTGCAGCGGTTGGTTTATTATCCATTGTCTCAAGGTCAATCATTAAATGTTTCATGGTATTTCCTTAACGTTGAACGGCGGTAAGTTGTACAGCAGATTTATTATTTTTTACAGTGCATGAAGCGAGTGAAATAAGGCCTGGAATATTATCATCAACCGGAATACTCCCGTTAAAAGCCATCATAGTAATTTCGTGAAGTTCACAATAATCCTCAAATTCATTATTAAACCTGGCCATTAAAGACATACCTTCGAGACACTTCGCCAGTTTTAAATTTAGCTCCATTAACTGGATACCATCGCTATGAACAGAGAATGACTCCTTCTCAATAGCACTTGCCTGTTCGCGATAGGTACGTAACAGGCTACGAATAAGCGTGGCGTATTTCGCTTTCATAGTGAATCCCGAATAAATTAAAAAATTATTTTTTATTATGGCTTGTTGTTTTACTCGTCGTAAAAACTCGCTTAGCCCACTCCTTAAAGATTCCTGGTTCAGATGTAAATAAGCGGTTTTTCCAGTTATGCCACTCAGGCGGTGCAGCCTGTGCAAGGTAAGCTGCGTAATCATCCCATTCGCCACGATGAATATAAATTTCTCCCCCTTTTTTCGAGGGATTATCAGGATCTTTCATGCGTACAACTGGCAACTTATTAGCAGAAGCCATTTTTCGGATCGCAGACGGTGTTTTACCTATGTAGGTAGCAAAAAGTTCTGGTGTCACCAGTAATGAAATCTCGTTTTCGGATAGCTCTTTCATCTGTGTTATCCTCCGTCAGTTTGGGTTCCTAGAGCATCTTAGGGCGTTCTAGGGTTTGTTAAATAAGGTTCTTATACGAGAACCGATGATAGTTGCAATTTAAGAACCATGTCAAGAGATTATGCGGAGAAACTCCGCCAGATACGTAAGGCCGAAGGTTTAACCCAGAAAAGTTTTGCGGAACTTACCGGAGTCGCTATTGGGACAGTAAAAAAATATGAATCTGGACATCAATCGGCCAGAGCTGAAATTGTTGAACGTGCTGTTGGAGTACAGCGGTTTGAAAAATATACACTTTGGCTGATGACAGGCAAAACAGCACCGGCAGCGGGACAGATCGCGCCGTCTCTCTCCCCTGATGGGCAAGACGACAAAAAATCATCCCACTCCGCCCAGAAGGCTGGTTAATTGTCTGTTTTCTATACGCATTAGCACATAATTTACATAATGATTCGAATGTCGGAGGGCTTCGCTATGTCGATTAAGAAGCTCGATGATGGTCGTTATGAAGTGGACGTAAGACCGCGCGGAACTTCAGGAAAGAGGATTCGCCGAAAATTCAACAGGAAGTCAGAAGCTCAGGCATATGAAAAATATGTTTTGACAAACTTCCACGATAAAGAGTGGCAGGATAAACCAGCAGACAGAAGACTTTTGTCTGATTTGATCGCGCTATGGTGGAGTTACCACGGTAAAAACCATAATTACGGTGACTCATACAAAAAACGGCTAGAAAAGATTAACCGTGAAATGGGCGAACCCAGAGTTTACGAACTGACCCGTAATTTTTTAATGAAGTATCGCGCAAGCAGGCTACATGATGGTGTGTCTGCCGGAACGGTAAACAGGGACTTTTGTACTATGTCCAGCATGTTTAGGCTGCTGATTGATATGGAGGAGTTTCATCATGAAAACCCATTTCACAAGGTGCGTAAACTACGCCTGGAAAACACAGAAATGTCCTTCCTGTCAGAAGAGGAGATCCGGGACTTATTAATGGCACTCACTGGTGATGATCGTAGGGTTGTCGTGTTATGCCTAAATACAGGGGCGCGATGGGGCGAAGCCAGTAATCTGAAAGCAGAACACGTTATCAGTAATCGTGTAACTTTCGTCAAGACTAAAACTGGCCCCGCCCGGACAGTTCCAATTTCACAAGAGATAGCTGACTACATCCTTACGCGCAAATCAGGAAAGTTATTTGACACTAACTATGAACGAGTTCGCGATGTACTCCGTAAGGTAAAACCCGACCTGCCAAGAGGACAAGCGCTTCATGTGTTACGACATACTTTTGCTACTCATTTCATGATTAACGGTGGAAACATTATCACGCTACAGCGAATCCTGGGGCATACAACTATTGAGCAAACAATGACGTATGCTCACTTCGCCCCGGACTATTTATCCGATGCTATACGGTTTAACCCTATGCGCGGGAGTGTCCAGATAATGTCCACCAACTAAGGCACTTTAGGGG